CTCAAAAGAGAGAGTGCCTTGTCGCCTTTGGCGTTGAGGAAGGTGTCGTCCGTGACCTTCTTCCGGCTCGCCTTGCTTGCCTGTTCCGATCGGAACATTCTGTCCTTGGGCAGGGAGACCAGCTTCTGGCTCGGCGTGGCCTTGATGGTCAGGTCGATCATGCCCACTGCATCCGAGGGCCTTGCGCCGTCCTCGAGCCGCAGCTCGTAGGGGCGGACTCGCTCCTCCAGATACTCCCTGACCTCTCGCTCGTTTCGTTTCTGATCTCGCAGATGCTTCTCCAGTGCCGCCTGAGAACAATGCGGGCCGAAGGCGAGCAGCTCGGCGGACACCGCCTCACAGATCTTCTTGCCCTCCATGTCGTACACATAGAGCTTGGTGACATCGTCGATGTCCCACTTGATGTTGACTTTCTGATTGACGTAGTAGGCGAGCTCCGTGTCCGTGTAGAGTGTGCCGAACTTGTTGATGCCTTGGTTTGTGACGCGAGCGGTCGCCGCCTTCATCAGCAGCATCGCCGCGTACTCTCGGGGTGGAGCTGCCTTTTCATAGCGCGGGCCGTTCTCGAACATCTCGATTGGCGTAACCCATTTCTCGCCCGCGTCGCTCAGGCCGCGATGCTTGCGGGTGTGATACTTGGTGTTCTTCCACTCCGTCCAGACTTCGAAGAACTCCTCCATCGTCAGCAGCTCCCCGCGCTCCAGCATCTGGTCGATGTCCTTCTGCCGCTTGGCGTAGGTCTTCGAGCCTGTCAGCGTGCCCGTGTAGCTCTCAAACCACTTGGAGAATTTCGAGCAGACCGTGGAGAAGAAGCGTTCGATCGGTTTGTCCCAAGGCTGATACGGCAGCGAGCGTCCGACCTCTTGGATGCCGATGCTCTGATAGAAGCCGACCGTTTCCGAGTCAAATGCGAAGTCAAGGTCGATTTTGCGGTGCTTGCGGTTCTGTCCGGTCATGGCCTTGGCAGTATAATCCTTGCCGTTGTCGACGTGCAGGATGTGGGGAACGCCGCCCGGATTGCTGTAGATCATTTTGACCAGCGACTCCTTCAGCGTCTGCGAATTGGCGTTGACGCACGCTACATCGCCGATGATAGCGCGGGAGCGCATATCCAGCCACGCAACCAGCTTCGGGCGCACGGCCTTGATCTTGCCGTTCGGGGCCGTCCACTGCACCCAAAAGTCGAAGGTGTGCTCGTCGCCGACGACATACTCCATGACTTGAAGGCTCGTCGCGTCGCGCTTGCCCTTCATCATCCGCTTGTTCTTCCACTCCCGCGTCCCATTGGCGGCGAGGAACCGGGCAGACTCCGCACCCCGCTGTCCCATGAGGAACTTGATGTACCGGGCCACCGTCTTGATGGAGGGATACTCCTCCCACTCCCGCCGCTCCGCCTCCAGCTCAAACCGTTCATAGAGCATCTCGATCGTGCCGAGGTTCGCCGCGAACCGCTTGTCGAACCAGATGTTCTCAATGATCGCCTTCTGCTCGTCCGTCAAGCTCGGGAACGTACCCGTCTCCTTCGGCTTCCTGCACAGCGCCAGCGCCCGGAAGTAGTCCCGGCTCTTGCCGTCTTCCTTCTCCAGCTTCAGCGCCCATGCGTTCGCCTCCAGCACGTTCTTCATGTAGCGGTACAGGCTCTGCGGGCTGATCCCCAGCCCCAGCGCGTACCGCTCGGCGTAGCCCGTGCGGTCAGGGCCGTCATAGTCGATGAAGTCTTGCACCCGTGCCGCCAGCTCTACCGCCTCATAGAAGCGCTTCTTGTTCGCCTCCGTGTACTGGTTCAGGTCGGCGGTGACGTACCACGGCACGGCCTCCTGTGCTCTCTTGTCTATGATGACCTCACTCCCTTCCACCTTCTGCGCGGCTCGCCATGCCTTCCGCGCCTTTGCCGAGAGGGAGCTTGTCGAGATCAACACCTGATCCTTGCCGCCGCCCTCCCGGGCCTGTGACTTTACGTTATGCTGTTCGGGGCTTCTTTGAACGCGCTTCTTCATGGCCTCGTAAGTGATACCTTCAAAAGCCGCTGCCTCCTCCAGCGTGATGAATACGTCCGGCACTCCGTTCCCTCCCTTCCGTGCGTCATGCCGCGATCGCCCGCTCCGCCTTCTTCGGGTCGAGCGCGAGGGCGGCGATGATCGCCGGGAGGTACTTCTCACCCGAGCGTGTCCCGTTCAGGATGTAGCTCATGTACTGCGGGCTTGTGCCTACCGTGGCCGCCAGCTCCGCCCGGCTCATATCCCGGTCAGCCAGCGCCTTCACCACCATCTTCCCGAACGGCGTCAGCCGTTTCTTCGGGCCTCTCATCGCTTGCCCTCCTTTCTCATCGTTCTTAGACTTACTTCCGAATGACCGCCCAGCCCAGCGAGACTGCCACACCTATAAACGCGGTGACGCTCACGGCGGGGACGGGGCAGCGCATCAGTAGCAGCGCCGCCGCGAAGCCGAGGGTCGCCAGGGCGATCAATCCGGCTCCGACGTAGATGTCCACCATCCTGTCGACCGCCTTGGTGATCTTGACCCGCGCGGGTCTCATGCGTTTCAGAGCCTCGCGCTTGGTTTCGTTCTCAAGTAATTTGAGAATGAGGTCGTAAGTCCGCACGCTCTGCGCCGCTTCAAAGAATTGCTGCTCCATCCCCGGCAGCGCCCGGAACGGGTCGCGGGGGTTGCCCGCCTCCCGCAGCCGCGCCGCCGCGTTCCGCCGTGCGGTGACGGTCGCGCCGATCGCGGTCTTGAGGTCTTCTGTGCTGAACATTCTGCTGCTCCTTTCCTTTGCCCTCCCGGAAGGCTATAATTGAGACGTGGCCTTTGCCAAGAGAGGGGGTGTGTATCATGATTGATGTGCGTCAGTTTACGCGCGAAGTGACCGAGGCATTTGTCGCTCGCTATCCCGAACGTTTCAATGGTAGTGAGGACTCGGTATTCTCGGAAGACCTCGCACGAATGATGGCGATGGTTGCCGCTCTTGCTATTGAGAAGTATGATCGAGAGCGCCAGCAGTAACATCGTCTTTGACATCTTCAAGCACTCCGAGTAAGTGCTTGCGCTGTCTGAGAAACGCGACAAGGTTGGGATGCAGCCCTTCCTCGTCGGGAGCCGTCCGCTTGTCGGGCGGCTCTTTCTCTTTGATCGGCTCGCCTGTCAGCCATGTCAGCCAACATTCCCGGCAGCTCACGCCGTCGCAGTGGGCGGGGATGGTGGGCGGGCACGGTGCGGAGATGATGTCCGCGATCTCGCCCGCCGTTGCCTCCGGGGCCTTGAGTAGTTCAAGTCCTGTCATGCTGCGCCTCCCGGTACTTCTTCACCGCGTGGTTCATGGTGTAGAGGCGGTTCAGCTCCCGGAGCAGCCGATCATACTCCCGCTGCATCGTCTCCCTCGCGTGGCCCGTCAGCTTGCCCATCTGCCCGTCGACGTCGACCGCCATGCGGAACACGTTGCGGTAGATCGTGCAGTCGTTCTCCGGGCACTCGCCGAGAAGCGCCGTCCCGAGCTGGTGGAGCTCCTCCAGCCGATGCGCCGGGATGCGCTCTGTCTCGTGCTGGAAGCCGTTGAACAGCTCGCCGCCGTACTTGGTGTATTCGTCCACCTCCCGCAGCAGGTGCCGCAGCCGGGAGATGTCTTCAAAGCTCACGCCCTCCAGCACCGTCTCCCACGCTGCGCCCGCCTCGGCGATCTGCGCCGCATAGTGCTCGCACTCGTTCTCCTGCAGGATCTGTCCGTCCCGCAGCGCCGCAAGGTAGGCCAGCGCCTCATGCCCGCCAAGCAGGGCGGTTACGGTGTCCTCAGCGCGCCTCACGCCCTCGATGTGCTCCTGCAGCGCTCGCTCGCTCCGCTCCCGGATGCGTAGGTCTTGTGCCTCCGCGTCCTCGTAGAGCTGTCCCAGCGGGCACTTCGCGCAAATGGCGTCCAGCTCCTCCTGCGTGTGTCCGGCCCGGTTCTTGCACCGTTCGTCGCACACGAACGCCAGCAGCTCTTCGGGGTTGCGCGGCATGCGCCTCACCTCCTTAGTAGGGCCGTCCAGCCGTCCCGCGCCGAAGGTGTCCGGGTCGGTGATGACCTCGCTCTCCGGCAGGAAGCCGATCTGATGCAGCGCCATCTTGAAGCCGTAAAGCTCGTGCGCGGCGGTGCGCGGGTCGGTGTCGGGGTAGTGCTTGCTCTTGACCTGCGTGGCAAGGCGGCGCGTCCAGCCCTCGATCAGGGCGGTGGGCTCCACCGCCTCCTCGGTATAGCTCTCATTCGTTTCCACGGCGGCGGTGTAGGTGGGCGGCTCGTCCGTGATGTCCTCCTCGGACTCCAGCCCCCGTGCCAGCTCCACGGCCACCTCCAGCGTGTCCGCGTCGTCGTACTCCATCGCGCCCCGGTCGATGTCCAGATTGCCCGTGTAGACCTCCGCGTCGATCACGCCGTACTCTCCGAGGGCCGTGCCCTCGTACTCGCGCTTCTCGCGGTCGTTGAACTTGACCACGAGGAAGCCGTTGATCTTCTTGATCTTTCTCATGCTGCCGTCATTCCTTTCTGCCCTGCCATCTTCAGACCGGGTGGGGCAGTTCCCGGTGACGCCCTTCCGGGCGTTTCGGCTTAGTGGTGGGTCGCTTCAAAGTTCTCAATCGCCCAGCGGTTGCCCGTGGCGTACACGGCCCGCCGCGTCCGCTCCTGTGGCGTTTCCCGCCTCGGCATGGCCGCCAGTGCCTCCATCATGCCGCACCTCGGGCAGATGTCTGTCTGGTTGTCCACTCGCGACAGCGCGGGCGGCTCGTCGTATGCTCGCCCACACAGTGGGCAGATGTGCGGTTGCTCCTTCATGCTGCTGCTCCTTCCTGCAAAGCTCATCCGGCCAGTGGCGGGATGACGCGGATCGTGTCGTGGTACTTGTTCAGAATGATTAGCTCGCCGTTTGCTTTCTGCTTCACGACCAGCCAGTTCTCCGGGGCGAGGCCCGCTTGCCCGAGCCGGATCTTCTGCTTGCGGGTGGGCTTCTTGCCGCGTCTCATGATCTGCCTCCTTTCCTTTTCTCGGCGTTTGTGGTAGAGCAAAAGCGAACGGCGGTCGGCGGAATTAAATCTAAGAGTCGCTTAGGTGTTGGTGGGCTTTAGCAGTCCGTCAGGGTGTCGCCCTTGACCTCGTAACGATTGGGGCCGATGATGACGAAGGCCAGCATATTGGTCGTGCCGTCATGGTTGACCTGATTGATCGCCTCGTCCAGCTTGCCGTTGGTGACGTGGACTTTCTCCATGCTGCCGGTGCCGGTGTCCAACAGGCCGAAGCCGTTGGCCTCCTCCGGGGTATCTCCGACAGTGGTGAGGGCCATCTCGTCGGGGGTGATCTCGTTGCGGCCCGGTTCCAAGTTGAAACCCGCCTCCGCCTCCTTCAAGGCGTCGTTCGTCTCTTCCAGTGTGGCCTCGCCAGTGGTGTACTTGAACAGGATGTCTGCGATGTCGTTCTTCATGTTGTCGTTCTCCTTCTGAAAAACGCCTCCGCCGCTCGCTTTTACTCTACCGTTCGCCGATTTGCTATTTCATTTTCGGTCGGGGTGTGCTATGATTTATTTTGCTTTATTCATAAACCACTTTTCGCACTTAGTATAGCTCGCATTTACGAGTTTGTCAATAGTTTTGCGTGTGAATTACCCGCAATTTCGAGGAGGTATTTTTGTGTTCAGTGCCCTACTAAAAAAACTACGCTCTGAAAAGAACCTTACCCAAGGCCAGCTTGCGAAAGAAGTTGGCGTTTCTCCCGGAAACGTCGGCGATTGGGAGACTGGGAAAAGCAAGCCGGGGTATAATGCGCTTGCTTCGCTTGCCCGAATTTTCGAGGTGTCCGCCGACTACTTACTCGAAATTGAACCGTCCCCCGCAAAAGCGAGCGACGACCTCTTCGCCCATCAGAAGACGGCGGGTTTGATCTGCGACGGCTCGCCGCTGGAGGGCGAGGAGGCCGATCTGATCGCCATGTATCGCCTCCTGCCGGAGGAGCAGCGGGAGGACATTTTTGACCTCGTTCATCTCAAATATCGAAAGCACGTCGAACGGAAAAAAGAGTCTATTTACTGGACGTA